TTCGTCCCATGCATTGTACACGGTGAATCTCTGAGCGGGGTAGTAGCACCAATTAGACAATTCTACATCAAAGTTGTGACGACCCAAAATAGTAGGGTCTTCTTTGTTGGGTTCCATTTCCCAAATGCGCTGCGCAAGGGCGTCAGCCAATGCAAAGCTGCCAATCAGGCGATAATCATGAAACCAAGATGTGATGGAACCAGGAAATGTCTTCTGGGCCCACCGACGGAACTCCACATCAATGTGGCGCATATCACTGTGGTTGCCAAATTCACAAGGGTACTCGTGACTCTCACCAAAGTAGTCATAATGCACACCTAGGAACCTCTGATTGCCGGAATGATGGCACCAGTAGTCAAAGAGTTGATAGTAATCGGTCTCATCGTCACCAGTCAATTCAAAGTGCTCCAACACACCATTGTCATCATATATCCACCCAGCAGAACCTTCCAAGGGGACTAGTTCAGCCTGGCCTTTAAGAGTGGCTTGGGCAGCAAGGTAACAGCAAGTAGTGTTGAAGTATCGATCGCGCAACTCCTCTACGGTGGGAGGATAGTAGTAGTCTTTGATCGCATAGGACTCCGAATCTCTCACATCAAGCAGAGACTGGAACATCGTCCGGTAGCGATAGTAGACCTCCTCACCATGCAAGTAAGCCTCACCAAGGGCCCCCATCATGTTCTGGGCAGTGATTTCTGCCTCACTATTGGGACACCCTTTGGGCACGCCTCTCGACATGAGCAAAGACCGATTGATAGAGTCAAGGTCAAGGGCACCAACTCTAACCTTTAACTCTGGGTGAACCAGAAACGATCGCTTGAGAAAGCTCATCTCGTCCAAAGTTTTGAACGGCTTGGTGGACACTTTCTTATCAGCCCCAGTGTACTTGACTCCAATCTTAGCCAGCTCTTCAGCCACAGAGATCATATTGAACATGGTTTCCTCAGGGGAGGTGTCAAATCCATTGTCGTCTCCATAGGTCATGAGTGCGACCATCTCGTGAAACAAGGGGATAAGCCCCAATGTCATAATTTGGCCAGATGGCAAATCTGCTGCATGCATGGAATAATATGCATAGCGCATGTAGAGCGAATTGACTAGTCCATTAATGATCACTGTCAAAGGGTGACCAGAAGGACCAGTTCCAAAGAGCTTGACGATCAAACCATCAATGTCATAGATTGGGTAGATACACTCAGTCGCAAATCCATCAAAGATCTTCAGCAGGTCTGGTGGGAATCCACTTTGGGCGAGGAGATATTTAAGAATCTCGAAGGCCGCTTTGGAAAACTCAGGTCGAATCTTTTGATCGTAAGCTGAATAATCACCGTCTCCACAGCGCTGACCACCAGATTTAGAACTGAGGACATCGGCGATGTACTCCCAGTCCTTACCAGCGGCATTGACGCCAACAGCACTCTCAAACTCTGCCGGGAAATATGTCATGGCATTAATGAGTGTGAGTGTGAGCATGCGAGAGGTGACTACCATGTCTACAGGTGCGCCAGCCACGATCCGGATCTTGCCGGCCGCAGCCTTCTCAAAAGAGATGGCCGCATCCTTGCAATGAGTCCTAAAGGTGATATTGGCTCTCTCAGCCTTGTGGAACAATGTCAGATTGTGTTCGGTCTCTGCAATAACGTCAGCCTTCTCGGGGTCAAATTGAATCTCATAATGGAAAGTAGCGTCCCCTGTGATGGGGTCAACTTCCTTCCTCACAAATCGCTTTGTATTGAGACCGAATTGCTCCTTAAGGGCATCGCACTGCTTAAAGTACTTCCACTTGGGACCCACCAAAGGGAAACTCATGGAGGTGTCTGGGTTAACAGGCTCAATGCCTTTGACCTCGACAACTCCATTTAGAGCATCATCAGGTGAGAGCGGGTGCACAAATGTCGTGAAATCAGACTCGGGGCGAAGCACTACTTCATTAAGTTTATGGATGAAATCGTTTTTCGCAAGCTTAAGGTATCTCGGATTGACGGGCGGCAGAATTTCTGCTCCATTCTCCAAGTGCCTATGACGAGTTGGTCTGACAGCCGACTTAGGTGGTGGGGTATCTTTGACTTCCATACCCTGTTCAACCAGCTTGTCCTGAATAATTGACTTCTTCACAGACGTAGTGAAACGCGAAAGGGGCAGCTTGTGTTGCCCGAAGATTTCCATGTTGAAGTCTTTATCCGGAGAAAGATAGTGAACAGGATTGAAGGTGTGAACCTCAGGATTGGTAGTGACATCTTTATTGTATATCACTTCCCTTCGTGGGGCAGATTCAGACACCAGTACATGATCAACCGGCTTAGTTTCAGTCACGCGAGGTTGGAACAAGCGAACTGCTCCAGCACGTTTTGTACCAGGAGCGCCGGCAGAATGCAACCCGATCAAGACAGGGTTGCGACCAGTGGTGAAAATCATAGACCCGCACATACCCTTGTGGTTCTCAACTTCATACTCAAAACCGTCATAAGTACCAATGTTTGCGACCGAAATGGGTCCAACTTTGGTAATCTTGCCGGTTTCTTTGTAAGCAGAAGGGGGAACGTACTCATTGGTAGGCATATTCATGATGCACTTGTGCACGTGGTAGACGAACACAGAGTCACCCGCCTTAATCTCACAAGAATCTGCCGTCTCTGGCATGTATTTGGTGAAATTGGTGACATCGCCACCAGACGGGAGGTCCAACACAACAGCATCACAGCCAAAGATTGGGCGCATGTTGCTCTCATTGACAAGTGCTCTAAATCGCTTGATACCAATCTCAGGATGGGTGCTGAATTCAACTTGATAGGTCTTATCTTTCTCAAATTGATGTCCAGTGATCAACCATTCAGTTCCCCCAATGGGGAAAGCATTGCACCATTGAGTAAGGCCTGTGGTGGTGTTATCTTTGTCATTAAACTCGTTGATGAGTACCAAATGAAGATTACGATCAATCTTAGCTTCCAATTGCGCAAGTGTCGAAGACTTAGACGCTTCTGGGTAGACAGCAGTGTTAGAGTACACGCGACGATAGGCGTCATCTCTATCAACTATCTGCCTGGGAGATCGAGCAGCAGCTTGTATCTTGGCTATCATTGCCCCCTCCTCTTCCAAAGGCTTCTCAGTCAGCAAATGGTACATCGCATAACCGGAAAGCCCTATTCCAGCAATAATTGACATCGCTTTGAGGGTTGGGGAAGCATTGAAGTTGTGTCGTGCTTGTCGCAGGCTAACAGCCCAATGAGAAATGGGCTTAGCTAGCAACTGGCGTAGACGTTCATGACAAGAAGGAATGTATTCATGGGCCAAGCCATCACCTTCAGCCGAGCAGGGATAGTGTTCAAAGTTTCTCTTACACTCTTCCACAGTGGGAATAGTCTTGTAACTCGACGTGCTAAAATCCGTCATTATATCCTCGAAAAGAGGATTATCTCGGATCTTGGCGTTCAGAGGGTCAGCTTTGGTAAAACTCTTCCATAGGCCGGTTGAGGGTTCCAGGGGCTTGGTGACATCTACTGGGACAAATTCAGCTGGCACTTCCTTATCAAGGAGTGCGCATTTTGGACATGGAAGCGTGAACGATGTGTGAGTCACGCAATGTGGTTTCAAGTGCATATCTGTCGACGAGGCAACAATTGCCTCTTGCTTCGCAAAGAACACAGGAGTCACCTCATCCAAATAGTCAACCAGGTCCATGATCGAACCTTCTTTGGTAACATAATTGGTCACAGGTGTATCGTGATGTTTTTCACTCATATTACGCTTGATACTGATAGTTCCAAAATCCAATAACCACGCATCTGGCATTGAATTGCCACTGAACTTGCTGTGCAGACCGCCATCAGGACCAGTTGCATCGGCACGGAGTTTGCACTCTACGAAACAGTCGAAACGACGCATAATGGACGCTGGGTTGACTGAAAACATGGAGGAATGCAAGTCCGCGGTGTTGCTAGTGACTACAACAATCTTGCTGCGAATGTCCATTTTGCCTTTCTTTTCGGCTTCTGGACTGAGAGCGCTGCAATGCATGTTATTGATGAACTGGATGAGGACAAAGAGGGGGTTACCTTCACACTTTTCAGGTCGGGTATTGCCCATATCGTCGAAGATCACACAAATATGCTTGGAGTTGTAATCGGACTGGTACTGATCACTACCATTAATGGTGCACATATATTCTTTGCCCTGCGGAAACTTATTCCGACGGGATATGGCATGGCACACAATGTTGGCGATGACACTTTTGCCTAGAGAAGACCCACCATAAATGTAGACGGCATAAGGTTTGACCCTAAGGCCTGCCTCGTGCCACGATGCCTGCAAATCGGCGGTGACTTTGTCTATCATAATCAGACGTTGATTAACCTCGCGAACCATCATGGGGTCGTCAAACACACGCTTCTTGAGTGTGAGGAGTGCCATGGTAGTTTTGGTGAGGTACACCAACAAGTCAGCTTCAGTAGTAATACCATATTTCTCAGTGCACGTTTTCATCAAGCCAGTAGTGGCGAGACGGGCGGCATCTAAGGAGGAACGATACAACTTATCGACTTCTTCAGTGTCTTCATCTGACAGCAAAAGCGCCATATTACCAGTGGTGATGGCGGGGATCACTGAGTCAACTAGCCAATCCAGGGTGGTGAAAAGATGGTGGAATACGGAAGGGTTCTTCTTTCGCTCAGCAGCGACATGAACAACCTTATAAAGTTCCACTGTCATTTTACCACTAACAGTTTCAGGAGCTAATCCAGTGATGATGAGAAGATTTATGAGACTGGCAACACGACGACCAAATGAACCTTGTGTGAACTTGGTCCAATTTGTCGAAAACCATCCGGTGGAACCTTCCAAATCGCCATCTTGAGATGGATAATAGGTGGTTTCATCAGAAAGAGAGTTGCCATCAGAATCTTCAGTGAGGATTTGTTCGGCCCACTTGCAAACAGTCTCAGTCAAAGAAGTGGATCCTGCCCAGCTCTTGATATAAGCTAGAACCGGCAAGACCATATCAACAAGGTTGTTGGCACGTGAAAGCTGAACGATAAGTAGAAGCAGGCCTTCCAATCTGCTGAGGAGGCACTTTAAGGTGTCATCATCTTCTTCAAATTGAACGGCTTTTTTCATCCTAGTCATCATATCCTCAATGGCGGCGAGCGTAGATGTAATGCTCGCCAAGGTTTGTTTGGCTCCAGAGATACCATCAAGGAAGCCGCCACCTTGAGCATGTAGTTCAACTAGGAGATCACAATGAGCAATGCTATCGCTATCGGTGTGATTCATCCAGTGGGAAAGAGGACGCCAAAGGTTAGTGGTGGAACGGATGCGGCAATGAGCGAACATCTGGTTCCAGGGTTTGGTAAATCTGGAGGTTCCGAGTGGAGTTAAGACTCGGTTACTTATGTTTTGGAGGGGTTTAAAGCCTCCACACCCGGGGGTAGTTACTTCCCGGTTACTTTGGTGAGATTGCGAATTCTCGTTGCCCATCTCAGAGGTGGACATAGTCCACCCCTGGCCGTTGTATCGGTTTGATCCTAAACTTGTCATTTTGGGCGCACCACGTATACGTACGTGGTCAGACGGCTATGTTAGCCTCTTGCGGGAGACTCCCCATTAACCAGGGAGACAGGCTGAATATGGGTTGTTGATTGTGGATATTCAAGGCCACGTCACTAAGAAGTATTCAAATTAACAGGATATACGCGTCGCGTATTTTCGAGTATGTTTATCTCGGCATCTGATTTCTAATCGCAATGTTTTAAAATAATAAATATTTTTGGGAACAGAAGAAATCAGCAAACGAAACGGAACGCTACGAAGATATAATACCTGGCCGCAATTGAGACGCATGTGTAGGGATGACACACGCGGTCAATCAAAAGCGTTGATAGCATGAATACGGGCTCTGTTACTTAGACATAAAATCCGCAGATAATGTGCATAGTGGTCAGCTGGGTAGACATAAGAGCATACGACTCGGGCGCGCATACTGTCATTTTACCGACTTAATAGTGAAATTATAATAATGTAAGGGAACGCAGATCTTACGGT